ATTCAGTATCAGTTATTAAATTTTTATCAAGTTGATAATAAGCATATGCACACATTAAATATTTAGCTATAGGGTTTTTCATTAAGCTATAGCCTTTTGAACTTTCTTTTCATTTTCTAGAAAAGCTTTATCCATTAAAGTAACGTCAATGTAATTAGATAAAGTAGAAGCTAGTGTTTCATTTTTGTTAACTAGTCTTTCAGCTAATAAAAGCTTTTGACCGTGATTTAGTGATTCTATTTGTTTGATTATTGTATCGTAATTAGCCATAATATAAAAACTCCCTTTTTAATTTTATAGTTATATTCTACCATAGTTTTGAGCAAATGTAAAGGAAAAAATGCACAATTTAGAAATTAATTTCTCCTCATAGTTGCATATTCTTTTGCATCACCATTTTTATTTACTGGTACCATATTTGATTTATGCATAGTAGCGATACCAGTAATGAATGTACCAGTGTATGCATTAGATTTAGACTTACCAACAATTTTACCTACTTTATTACTTGTTGGTAGAGACCGTGAAAGCTCTTTATAATTAGGAGCTTTGATTCCTGAATTTTTAGATTTATTTTTAAGTTGACTAGGATGTACACCGCGATCCAATAACCATTTATCATGTTCTGCTTGAGCTTTAACCCAACCTGGTTTACGAAAAGGCTTTTTCTTTTTTGTACTATTATTATTGTAGTAAGCTGGTAATAGATGCATTGTCATTTTGTACTGCTCCAAATAATTTAGTTAAATCAATATAGCCATAGTTGACTGCAAATATCAATGCTACAATAATCATAATAAGTATTGCGTTACGAAAGAACCAGCCAACTATGGAAAAGAATACGCCTACAATCAATGCTCCAGCTACTGCGAAGAAGAGGAGTTGAAAAAATAGTGGAAGCATTGATTGTATCTCTGATGGACTCGGCATTTGCTCTCTCTCCAATTAGTTAAAATTCGTTGGAGGGGCTCTCTAACACATCCTTATCTTCCATAGGTATACCCCTCCGCGGAAGATAAGGGGAACGTTTTATACTCCGACTCTGGTTCCCTGGGTAGTGCCACACCTGTAAACCCCGACGCCCTTCTGCTTCTGCCTAATGCAACTTCTCCATCGGTACGCCTTGTCGGTTACTTTCGCTATGTCATTATTAAACTCCCTTTTTAATTTTATAATAATATTATACACTATTTTTTTGCCTTTGTAAAGGAAAAAATGCACTTATTTTAAAAAAAGTGATTAACATATTAACTATCTTTCCAATTAAAAATATTTTTATTCTTAGCTTCTTCAAGTTCTTCAGTTAACTCTTTAATTCTTTTATATAAAGAATATTTTTCTTTAACTTCTTCTGCTATTTGTTTTTTTAAAAGATCAACTTCATTATAAGTCTTCGTTGTCATTATCAACCTCCATTTCAAAAACAAATTCTGTTGATTCATCGCTTTCATCATCTAGTGTGAAAATAACTTCTTTTTCATTGTTAAATTTTTGCTTGACTGCTTTTTGAAAACTTAGAACATTAGATTGCTTGGACATACATTCCTCCTTAAATTATAGTATAATTATACCATAAATAAACGGGATTGTACACAAGTTTGTTGTTAACTTGTTAAATGTTTTGCATGGATTCTACAACCTATAAAATTGTTGTAGTAGTCATCTCTAAATAACACATTATTATCGAATTGAAGCTTTGCTTCGTAATAAGACATTTCACCTTTTGTCTTACAGAGTTTTAATATTTCTCTGGTAAATCGGTCAGATCCAAATTCTTCCACAAGCTTGCGTACTTCATTGGACGAACCATAATATTCTCTCCAATCAGATTCGACACGCGTTCGTACTCTTCTCTTACGTGTTTTAGTGATGGGTAAAGTTTTAGGTTTCCAGAAGTTTTTCTTTCCAATGTACTTCTTGCCTGTATCCAACTCTGTGATGACGTAAACAAAACCTTGGTACTCTTCTGGTGTTATTGTGAATTCTTCATTATCAAAAAGCCACATTTATTTTTCGACTTCTTCTGCTTCTACTCTTCTTCCACATATTGGACAAAAAATAGGTTTTTCGTATGATGCCACATATGTTGTTTCATCACACTCTTCGCATTCTATTTCGTAATCCTTCAATGATCTCTCTCTTTCTTTTGTCAGATGCTTTGAACCACTCTGCAATTTCTTGAGTAGTTCTTCCACATCCTAAACATGTATTATTCTCGACTTTACAAATTTTCACACAAGGTGAAATGATATTAGAAGTCGATTTCACACGCGCCACCTGCGCATGCGGCTGCAGCGAGTGTATCAACATCGGTATATTTCTTCTCTGTTATATCTTCTTTCCAATCTATAGTTTTAAGCGTAGATTGTATTTTATTCCACTTATGTAATAAGTAAGCATCTTTCAAACAGTGTTCTGCTAAAACAGCATCAGATCCTAGATAGTTATCTGCAAACTTATTGAATCTTCTTATCCAGTCATTTTTAAGAGCATTTTCTGAAGACTCAAGTGATATGTCATCACCAAAACCTTTTGCTGTTGCGCATGCATCCCATAAGTTATTAAAACATTTAAGAGCATCAACTACCATTCCTGAAGCAAAAACTGCTGCATTACCATATTTCTTAACCATCTTATGTGCTGTAATAACAGCAGTATTAGGTGCTTGATTATAATCTTTGTCTCCAGACATTGCTAAGAAAGATATTCCTGCAAATGAATGTCTGTTTTCAAAAACATATTTTTCAACTTCATCCCAATCATCGACAATAATAGTATTTGATACGTTATGTCTTATACCTTTGTCTGCACAAAGATCTTCATTAGTTCCTGCTTCAACCCAATGTTTCTGAGCTTTCTTTACAAGTTCTAAATGTTTTATTCCTAATAAGTCATCTTTATACATTGAACCTTTATTAGGTAAAATAGGAAATGAAACAACAACGTCTGTTCCACCTGCAGACCAAACTGATTCTTCAACCATGTATGGATTAGTCTTCATAATTGCTTGTGTTATTTCAGATTCTTTATTCATTTGAACATTTCTAATATACATATCAGAATGTTCAGCGTGTATACCTGAAGCTGTTTGTAATAACACTGATGCATTTCCACTTGGCTTTACACAAGTTGTTCTTGCAGCAGCATTTATACCTATTATTTTAGAAACCTCACGGTTTACTTCCTTAACGATTTGAGCTCCTTTTTCTAAGATCTTTTCATCGAAAAGTATTTTAGGATTATTCATCCATCCTGTAATTGAAACTCCAAGTAAAGCTTCTCTATCAAAAATAAGTTTTGAAGTGTCTGTTAGAAACTTGAAGTCTGTGTACCCAGCTTGTAGGGTACCGAGGATAGACGCTGCTCGGCATGCCTTATAAAAGTCTTCCTCGGTATTGCATTTGCCTCCGTTGATCTCAGTTAGGTTACATCCTTGCCAACCTGACTTTTTATTAATTTGAGGATACATTCCAATCTCAACACATGGATTAGTTGTATGCTCTTTTGATTCAACGAACACGAATCCTGGCTCACCAAATTGCTTGACAGATTCCATGATCTTGCCAAACTGTTCTGGTGTAGTCTCATTTCTTACAATGACTGCAGAGTTATTAGATCTGCCTCTTTGCGGATTATCCATAAACCAATTGCCTGTTTTAGCATTCATCATTTCTTCGTCATCAGGCGAAAAAAGACAAATTGTCGCTGACCTACGTACGCCACCAGATAATACAGCATCAGCTGCATGCATCGTGATATCATATGCGTTAATAGGTTTAAGATCAATTGGATCTTTGGAATCTATTACAATACCTTGAAGTAAATGTTCAATTTTATCTAAAGACCGACGTAAGCCTTCAGGACCTGGCGCTTTAAATCCTCCTGATATCAGTGCGCCTTTAGGTCTTATTTGTGATAAGTCAAAGAATACTCTGCGTCCTTCATAATCAGGATGTTTCCCACCACCTACAAAGAATGATGACATTAACACGTCAAGTGCTGATGCCCAACCTTCAATAGAGTCTTCGACTATATAACCTTTTGCTTGTTTTGTTCTATTTTGAATTTTTGGTAATTTTTTGATATGATGCTTTTGTACAGAAAAACCTGCACCAGCTCCACATAACAAGATATAAAACACTTCGCCAAAAAACTCTGGTCTGTTGACATATGACGAAGTACAATTATACATTCTCATTTGATGTTTCATTAATTGCTCTCCTCCAAACTGGAGAGCTCTTTGTGCACCAAGAACTCTTTGTTCTTTATATGCAGTTCTTGCTTCTTCTAAATATTCAGATAATTCATTATTACTATTCATATAATTTTGATCGTGCATTTCAATTACTCGATCAACAGCCTCATCCCAAGTTTCGTATCTACCTTCGTTTTCTATAAAACGAGAGTAACCTTCATAAAACTTAGTTTGAGACAAAAAATCTCTTGTGTCAACAAATTGTTGCATTTTTACCTCTTACTTTTTTTGATTATGATAGTATTATATATTAAAAAACATGTTTTGTAAAGGAATTAATGTGTATTTTTTAAAATATATTTTTCAATCATTTGATTTTTGCGTTTACTTTTCTGTGACCATTCCAAGCAACAAATCCACCTATTCTTAAAGCCCAATAAGCAAGGTAATTTAATAAGTGAAATCCGTTTTGCTCAATGTTAATATCACGAAATATTTCATCCGCTTTCTTTTGTGTAATAGTACCCATAGTTTTTTCTTTATCTGATTCTAATAATGTTGCATACTTATAAGCATAGTCATGTACTAATCCACCCATTAATAATACACCAGTCGGTGATAGCCATGTGTGTAAGAATTTTGGAATAGATGCACCATCAAAAGTGAATCCTTGAGGTATGACATACGATTTACGGCCAAGTTTAAACTCCCAATCTTCTGCAACTTCCCAATTACGTGTGCCCATCAACCACATCCATATTGCGCCCCAGAAACCTTTTCCTGCTGTAGGTATTGCTATAGGTTTTAGTTTTGGCATTTCTTTATACTTAAATCCAATAAGGTCATCGTCACAATCAACGCCAAACATATTGATTATGAACCCAATAATAATTAATACTCCAACTACAGTAAATTGCCACCATGTGACAAGTTGATCTATTATGAATTCCATTATTGTTTCTCCTCTTTAGGTTTTACAGCTTTTTCATAATAAACAATTATTTCTTTTTGTTGATTCAAGTACCTTCGCATTTCTGCAATATTTATTGCTAAGTTCTCATAATCTTTCATGCTTAATGCAACATAAGCAAGATCGCCATAGACTTCTTTAAAATCTTTTACAAACTCTTCGTAATTATCTTTTGTGACTACGAATACTCGAGTATCATTGAGTTGGAGTGGTTTTGGTCTCGCTACTACTGGTATCTTTATCTGTTCTATCTTCGTCACTGTCTTTATTTCCGGTTCCGGAATCAGACTGCTTAGGCCGCTGCAACCAGCTAGGCTTATCAGACTTATTAGTATTACCAGTTTCTTCCATAATCCCTTGCCACAATTTATAACTTGCGCCATTCATCTTTCCTTCTAAAACTTTTGAATCTTTGAGAGCTTCAACTACTAAATTTAATTTACTTAACTTAGATCTTAATTCATCACGGTACGCTTCAGCTTTTTGTAAATCTTGTTGTAATGTTTTATTTAAATTAGCCATCTTTGTAATATTAGCTTTTAATTCACCAATACTTTTTTCAGATGTTTCTACTGCTACTTTAAGTGTAGCGTTGTTTTTTGTAAGAACTGCTATTTTATTTTGAGTAGTGTCATAATAATACTTTGCGCCATAACCTATAGCGCCAATCATGCCAATAACAAATATAAGAACATATATTCTAAGCATGCTTATCTTCTATGTATTTTCTAAATCTTTTAAGTAGTACTGGAAGTTGATCTTTTTTTCTACGCTTATCATGCATAGTTGTAGTTTTAAGTCGAGGACCCATTGCTGTATCAGCAGGATTTGGTATTGAAGCCGTACTTGTTGAAGGTACATCTTCTCCAACATCGAGCGTCTTAGGATAGTTTTTATCTCCTGGTTTTAATCTAGGTTTTCCTGCAGCTCTTCTTTTTCGTATATTATCCCATAATGATTCTTTTATATTTTCTTGCATGTTAACCTCTTCCATAACGTCTGTATTTGCGCTTTTTCCGGATTGTTTAACTACTCTTAAAGGATTACCTACTAATCTTTCATATTTTTTTGCTGCAGCTTTTGCTTTATCTTCTGAACTATGATAACTAAATGTATAACGAGACTTAGGTGCATTAGGCTGTACTACAACATGTGAGTATGGTTTAACCTTACTGCCTTTTTGCCTGCCTGCGTATCTCATCGTATCAATTCTCCAGCTGTAACATATATATTTTTATTTGTTTTAATATGAATTGCTTCATATATATCAACACCAAATACATCACCAATTGGAAAACATTCTTCCTTTATTCTTACTTGATCTTTACTCCAAACTAATTCATCACAGGAATCATTTAATAACTTAGGATTTTGTATTCTGTATACTCCAGGAGACAACTGTTTATTTTTTAATAAAAACCATTCATTGTTCTCATTTAAAAAATCTAATATTTCGATATTACATTTTTCACAAATACTTTCTAATCCTTTTTCGCTAAGATTTGCTTTTTCTTTAACAAGATAGAGCGCTGACGCAAAAGATCCGAGTTTACTTCCACCTCCTGGAATTTTTGCAACGAGCCTTTTGATGTTAGCCACAAGGCGAACGAAAGGAGTATAAGAAGACTTTTTGCTATCAGTGTCAAGTTTCACGTTTCTATTTCTTTTTCCGTTTTCATCAATTACGCCTTCTTTATAAGCATCCCAACTTGTCCAATCGAGAACCATCATTCTTATAAATCTAAAAGCATATACTGTATCTGCTGCGCCTTTTAGTATTCCCATTAAATTTTCCTTAACTTTTCAACAACATATGGATCCATAGTAATACCTGTATATTGATCATTTCTAATATAATTTAAAAATATTAAAAATGGTTTTACTATTGGCCAATGCTGCTTTTCAAGTTTTAATTCTAATATATCAAGAGCAGCTTGAATACCAAACATATTAAAAACAACTATAAAATGATTAAGCAATAATCTATAAGCTAAATCATCTGTTTCCAAGTAACGATTAAGCAAACGTTTTATATACTTAAATCTCTTTAAGTCTTCATAAAACTCATCAATATCAGCAAACTTAGGATTACTATAATTCTTTGCTGCATATAATAATAAGTTCTTTTCTGTTAGTTCTTTAAAAATCATTATAAAATTATATATTCAATTTTTAAAGATCTTCTTTTAATTCTTCAACTAATGCTGCTTTATTTTTTCTTCTATTTAATTTAACACTATCAAGTTTTTTTTCAGTATTTGGTTCATATTCACTAGGTAAAGTATCTTCTGTCATAAGTTCAGATTTAGCTTCATGAAAATTTGTAGGAGCTTCTTTTAACATTTGTGCCGGCATCATTACATTTTACCTTTATTATCAACTTCTGCTATTGCATCAAGTAAGCCATTTGATATTTTATTACCTGATATACCGTATGATTCTACTGCTATTTTAGGCGCTTTACCTTTTTTAGTTTCATCACTAGGAGGATTGATTATTTTTTTATCACCCTTTTTATTATCATTACTTCGAGCTTTCATGCTTGGTCCAGCTCTGCCAGCCTTTGATGCATCATCATGAGATTTTTTTTCTAAATCTGGATCTGCAGCATTTCCTTGAATATCTGCTTTCATTTTTTTAGCACCAGCACCTTTTAGATTATTATCCATTGGCTCTGCTTGAGCGGCACCTTTATAGTGTTTAGCTCTGTCATTTTCAAAGATTGACATTAATTTTTCTCTGAAAGTCATTGTACTCTCTTTCTGATCTGCTATTGCTTTAGCTGTATCTTTTTTCATAGTGACCGGATGAGTCTTTCCATTAAAATTAAAAGATTTCTTACCAGTCTTTGCCGCTGCCGCTGCTGCGCCATGAAAGGCTGTTCTTTCATTTGCTGGAATGTCTTCAGGTATATGATACTTGAAACTTTCTTCCATTGTGTTCTCCTTTACATCCACATATGGGCGACATAAGCGCCGACTACTGCAACCATTGCAGCATATACTACTTTATTTATAAGACTTATTGTACGTGCATTGTCGTCTACTGATTTCTGAATTTCATCTAGTTTAACAGAAAGTTTATTTAATCTCTCTCGCATATTTTCATGATCACCTTGTAGAGATAATATTTTTTCTTCTGCTCGAGCTAAAGATATCATAGCGTCTGCTAACTTATCTATTTTTTCTTCTATACGATCGAGTCTAGCGTCTTGTGATTCAGGTTGCACCATTTGTTACCTACCTTGAGCTCTATATTTTTTAAAACTTCTTTTTTTATGTTTATTCATAGTTGAAGTATTTGGTCTACGACCAATTGATGTTCCATGTTTAATTGGTTCATGAGCAACATAATTTTTAAATATTTTTGCCATTATTCACCTTTCCAAATTGTCCACACACCATAAGCAATTGCCAATCCTGCAGCAATTTTAGCTAATGGTGCTAAAAATAAAATCATAAGACCAAGAGCAATACAAACTGCTCCGTCCATAGATGTTCTTTCTTTAATTCTTTCTTTTATCCAATTTTTTATCATTAGCATTTCCACCTTTTTAATGACATGGCTTTACGAGTTGGACGACCTTTTTCATCTTTCATAGGTCCTTTCATACCACTCATACGAGCACAAAATGATTTTCGTCTATTAGCAGCTTTACTGCCTGGTTTTACTTTACCAGTTACTGCAGTTTGTAATTTACTTCCAGGATTTTTTCTACGATGCGCAGCTACACCTTTGGCTGTCATACCAGCACCTGCTTCAGTAGATCTAAAATGACCTTTTGAATCTGCACCTCTAGCTTCAATAAATGTTTTAAATCTATCTAGGATCATTACTTTTTCCTTTTTTTCTTATTATCCGGATGCCCTTTGCCACCGTCTTTACGAGTAGCCCATACAGCTCTTTGTTGAGCCATAGAAACATAACCTTCTTCTTTTTCGCATGGTGTCATCTTTTTCATTTTCTTAACTGACTTAGTTGTACCATAATCACCCAATACTGTATTGTCTTCTGCAACTTCTCTACCTTGAGCTTTATCTCTATAAGCTTTCTTAACTTTACTCTTTGTTATTCTACCAACATCTTTTATTAAAGATGGCTGCTTTACAATCTTACGAAGCTTTTGTAATAATGCACCAGGTGTTTTATCATTCATATATAAATCTGGTAATCCATCAATAGAAACCTTAAAGCTAGTATCTTCTTTAACGTTTAAAGCTTTCTTAGCTAATGACATTTTAGTTTGATCACTTTTCTTAAGAGCAACTAGTCCTTTTGCCTTTTTATCTAGTTCTTTTGCTCCTTTACCTGTTGTTCTTAACCAATCAGGTCTTGCTTTTTTACTAGGACCAACTAGAGCTCTTTGAACTTTTGCTTTAGTTTTTAATCTCATAGATAACTCACTAAATGATCTATTCTTTTGACCAAATAGTTTTAATGAGCTACCAGCAAGCTTAGCTTCTTGTGGGCCACGTTTAGCATCAAGATAAGCAGCAATAGCCATATCTCTTTTTTTCTCATCGCTCTTACCTTTAAATTGAGGAGCCTTAGACTTTTTAAAGTCTTTAATGTAAGAACCTATTCCGTCTTTTGGATTTAGTGGCATTGTTACCTCTACTTTGCGTTCATTGCTTTTGTCATTTGAGCAATGACACGCTTCATATCATCTTTTGGAATTTGTATAAATTTGCCTTTACCTCTTCCATAGTTAATTTGGAAAGTTTGTCCACCTTTTCCAGCAAATCTATCAATTTGAAAACCAACTCTATCATCAGTAAACATATTAGTGGCTTCTTCGAGTTCTTCTTCTTTTTCTTCAGTTAGAACTTTTGTGATTGCATCTCTTAAACTCATTTCATACTCCCAACTTTTTTCTTAGTACCAAACTGTTTAGTGTCGCCTTTGTCCATCATACCTTTCATACCAGCACCAGGATCAGCTTTGCCATGCCAGCCTTGTGCATAACCAGTAGGAAGTTTTTTAACTTTACCGCCTTTTGCTTTAAATGCAGCAATAGCATCTGCATGAGCTTTCTTTTCAGCATCCGACATTGCTTCTTTTTTCATAAGTCTATTTGTAGCTTTATCAATACCAGCAACTCTTTTTGCTGCTTTACGTTCTGGACTTTTCTTATAATCTTGATCTGGTCCACCTAATCGACTTATTGCATTTGCAGTGCCTTGTTGTTGACCTTTGTCATAAACATCTCTTGAAGCTTTACCGATGTAACTTCTTGCAAGATTTTTAGATATTTCATTTACTTTAGATTCGTTTTGTCTTCTAAGTACAGCTGCAACTTGAGGATGTTTATGTATGTCTTTAGAAATTTTATTCATAGCTTTAACTGCACCGGTCATATTACCTTTTTTGTAACGAGGATCAGATGCAATTCCAATTGCCTGTTTAACGTGTTTAGGATCGTATGCTTCATGTTGAACATCATCTCTCAAATCTTTATCAGCACCGTGATAAGTACCTTTACCTTTTGTAATATATGAATTGACTCGTGCCATTCCCCATTGTTGTGGAGTTGTGCCTGGTCTATGTCCAGTTTTCCAAGCTGCCATGCCACGATTATAAACCTTTTTTAATGTGCCATAAGATACACCAGATTTCTCTGCTTTTTTCTTTAGACCATCATTTTCTAAAAGATCACTATAGGTTGAAAATTTAAGCATTTTCTTTACTCCTGTTTTTTATTTTTCTAACTTTAGCACGGTCTAACATTCTTGCATGTTTCATTTTATCGACCATTTTTTCTCGTTCAATTTTCTTTTTAACTAATTCTACAGCATCTTCACCATACATTTTTTTGTATTTAAGAGTATGCTTACTTGGTTTCGTTTTTGCAGTAGCATCGCCAGGTGCTGGTTTATAAGCTGCAGGATTATCATCAGACATCTTTGCATACTTTTTAAAGTGTGCAAGTCTTTTTGTCTTAGTTGATTTTTCTAATCCTTTATAATAAGGCGCTGGTTGAGTGCCTTTTTTATCTTTGATATCTGGATCTTGTTTTACTCTATCCTTAAAATCTTTTTCAAGAAGTTCTACATCATTAAGCCATTTTCTATATAACTTACCTGCAGATTCTACAATGACATAATTAGTTCCAAGATTGGTAACAGTAGCGAGTTCGTCACTGCCCACGACAGTAACACGATCACCAATATTAAACAAATTTCCTTTAACATATGCCTCTCTTTTCTCAGAGACAGGCTCGAAATGTAACTTATTATAATATTCTTTTTGCTCTTTAAGTCCCATACCTCTTCTTACTTCATTATATACCTTTTTTGCGTCTGCATTTGATACATTCCGTGGCAGCCCCTGTGAGAATTGTGTGAAGTCTCCTTCATTTGCTAATGATCTCATTTTAGATGCTGACATACCACTAATATCATCTGCATCGGGGTCTCTGTCTCCGGCTGAAATTACGTTGATTTTATTGAAGTTATATAGACCATGTCTACCTTTAACTCCATTATATTTGTTTAACAATGTATTGAATTCATTTACTCTGTCTGATCCAACAACCATTGCTATATTCTTAAATCCATCATTGTATATTTCAGTGACTGCGTCAAAAATAGTTTTAACTTTCTTATCAAGCATCACACTTCTTGCATGCTTAGGAAAAAACTTACGAACAGTCTTAACTTTATATTTAAAATCTAATGGATTTTTCTTTTTATCTGTTGATTGTGATAAGTAAACTCTGTAAGGATTCTTACCAGATTTTTTTGACAACTCATTCATTAATTTTTCATGACCAGTTGTAGGAGGATTCATGCGACCGAAAGTAAAGAATACGGTTTTCTCTTCCTCTATCAAATAATGTTTAAATGAATTTATCATTAACCTTTCTTTCTTTGTAATTCTTTCTTACGTACATCTTTAAATAACTTCTTAGCTATTCTTTTAATTCTTTGTTGTAAAGCTGGTTTTGCAAGTCTTTTTTCAATTTCTTGTTTTCTTGCAAAAGTCAATTCGCCTTTCGGTATACCGCGCGTTAATTTCTTTGCAATTTGATTTCTTGCTTGTCTTAGTGCTCTTTTTTCAATGGTCTTTTTATTAGCCATCTTTTTCATAGCACGTTTTCTACCAACAGCAATACGTGACTTCATTCTTTTCATGAGTCGAGAACGTTTCATTCTTTGCTGTAGATTTAGAGCTTCATCAACATCTTCTTTTCTTAAATTCTTAGTTTTACTTTTATTAGTCACAACATGAGGCTTGCCGTTAATATGCACTACAGCTTCACCTTCTTTATTTACGTTACCGTCCCATGTTCCAGCAGCGTGTGCTTTACGAGCTGCTTTAACTTTTGGATGATTATCTATTGATTCTTTTTTAATAATTTCTTTATCAGTCTTCACCATTTTAACACCAACCTTTCCGTCTGGCTTAATATATTTTTCTGGTTTTCTATCTGCTGATTGAACTGATGCATTCAGATCGTCTTTAGCTTGACCTATAGCTTTCTTTCGCATAAATTTACTTATGCCTTTTTTACCCTTTACAGGACTTTTAAGGTTAGGAAGATTTTTATCTTTTTTCATTGATAATTCGTCTACAGATGTGGTATCAGTTCTTTTACGTTTTTGAACTTGATAATTAGTTTCATCTGATTCGCCCGGTCTATATTTTGCGGACGTAAAATGTTTAAAGTCTAATGGTGCCATTAGTTCCTCCCCGGCTTGTCCCATCCTTTTATAATTTCTGGTGAAAAGTTGGCGTATGAAAACTCCATACGGTCAACAATTTTCACTGCATCACCACCAAGTTTATCAATAGCAACATAACCTTCTTGACCAGTTACCTTATACCCATCGCTAGTCTTAAGAAAGGTCTGTGTGCTATTCAGTCTATTAAGTATATTTATAATTTTTAATTTCGCTAAAACAATAGATTTTTGTAATTCGAACATCATTTCTAAACTTATTTTATTTTGTGGTGAAAAGAATTTTAAAAATTCATTTAATTTTTTTTGTTGAACAGCTTTACCTTTTTCTGTTTTTCTTTTATCTATCTCTTTCTGAAACTTTTGTTGTATGTATCGTATAAGCTTTTCAACGTGGGCTTTGGTGTTACCAATGACTTCACCTTTTCGTACAAAAGTATTATTAAATGTTTCAATAGTTTCAGCAATCTTTCTATCATTCTCGAGTTGTCGTAGTGTACTGCCAGATATCTTATTAAATATTCTGCCGCAATTACTAAGATGGGCATTAACTTCCTCCGTATCTTTCTTTGACATCGTAAAGTTAGTCATATCTCTTAACATAGCGTCTTGCGACCAAACATCACCAGATTTAAAATTTGATATATTAACACCATAAGAAGCTTTCATACTTTCAAAATCTTTACCTGTATAAGTAGTATGCCAGACTATTCCTATCTTTGCAGACTTTGCTTTCTTTGCAGCTTCAGTTCCAGAAGGTATAGCATACATAATTGTGTTAGGATGAAAAGTTAAATATGTCTTTCCTTTTATTTTTTTAGTTTTTAAATCTCCTGGTCCAAATAAAAAATCACCTTGTATAACACCTTTAATTCCTATTTTAGGAAGATATTTAAGAGCAGCTTTTAATTTTAGATTAAGATCGCCAGATGTATCATTGTCGATATCAGAATCAGTTTTGTATACTTTTGGAGATTTATTAAATATTCCTTTTTTTGCTACAAAGAATTTGCCATCACGTGGATCAGTACCAGCAAAAACTGCTGGAGCTCCATCCCATTTAACAGACACGTTTCCATCTTTAACTCCTGCAACCATATCTCGTAAAGATCTTAATGCAAGTATTGCTTGCCTTGTTCCATTAACTCCACCATAGAGAACCTTGTCCTCTATGTGTGTCATATGGGTGTTCTTTTGTTCTGATATAAATTCTATAAAGTTCATATTATTTTCTTACTGTTATAAGGTCGAAAGAGGCACTAACTGTACTGCCAGTAGAAGCAATAGCTCTTATTTCAATATCAGTTTTTTCTGGAATATGAATTGGTATATCATATTTTCTTGTATGATAACCTCCGGGTACATCCATAATATCTCTTGTTCTAAAACCTAAATTTCCATTATCATATACTCGAGTATACAACGAAACCGTAGCGCTACTATTATAAGTCCCTATACCAACATTCCAAGTTGTTAAGTATCCGGTACAATTTGCAGGAATAGTATAAAGAGCAAGTTGTGTTTGTCCTAATCCAAAGGTTGATCCAGTTCCTATAGTACCAATATCTGCTAATACTGTTCCGCTTCCACCAGCTCCTGTTGTAATTAACACACTACCGACATTTGTTCCAACAGATCCTGACTCGACAACAAAAGCTCGGAACACTCTTAAAAATTCTACTGTTCCAACAGATCCGCCTACTGTTAATGTTTCTTGTACATTGTTATAGTCTCCATCCAATCCTTGGACTGTAATGGTTCTTGCACCGGTACCACCAGCAGCATCATTACCACTACTGCTTGTAACATAAACAGTAGA